ATGCCGGCAAAAATGTTTGAAGGTCAAGAAATAAAAATTATACTAACTAATGGAACTACTATGTATAATCTGGCTTGCACTGCTAGGATATGTGGCTTAGTTAGAAACGATAGAGGAACTAAAAAGATTAGATGGGATGATGTTAAGAAAAAGTTAGAATTTATATCCAATGCTTCTGGGGACGAAAGTTCGACCCCAAAAGTAAAAGCGGAGGTAAACTATATTTTAGATGAAATAGAAAACACAGACGATAGAAACTCAATTTATATGTCAAGCTAACTACAAAAAGTAACGCTTATATATTAGACAATACGGAAAACACATTCAACCAATATAATCCAATTTTAGAAATAAGAATATTATAAAATTTTGCATATAAAAGCTGTTTAAGGAAATTTTGTATACATCCCTAAACAGCACCCTTTTTTGAAAATTCCAAATCCAATCATATCAACAGTTTAGTAACGTTTTGGTATATACCAAAATGCCTTTTAAAAAATTAGGACGTTTTGGTATACTTTTTTGCACCTCTAAACCCGCATAAAATGGTAAAGGGAAAAAATCGTTTTGGTATACATTTCTTTTTAAATGTATTTCCACTTACTGTAATAATTAATATTCTTAACTAAAGTCCCATTTGGAGTTTGATAGTACCCATTTTTTCGTCAAACAAATCTCCAAAATGTTGTTTTAAAACTTTATATACTTCCTGTGCTGTAGCTCTTGGGTCTTTAGATTCATATATATTTATGCTTATATTTGGATTCGTTTCGGATTTTATGCTAGTACTGCCGCCTGCATATGGTTGCTGTCTTATAGAAGATAATTCACTATTTGGAGTAACGTGTTCTCCACCCTTCATCCAAACTAATTCCGGTCCTTTTTCACCTACTAGATGTATACCCGGTGTAGCATTATTAGTTCCTGTAGCATATCCAACATAAGTCCCGCCACGGAATAAAGGTGTATTAAATACGCTTCCGTAAGTTTTTTTAATATAATTTATTGCTGCGGCAGCATTAGCTATAGGGTTCATTATATTTCCTAATCCTGCTACTGCATATTCCGCAAAAGTTGAAGGTAATGTCTGAAGTAATCCAGTAGCGTGTTCACCACCAACTCCTTGTGAATTCACGGCTGTTGGGTCTCCACCAGATTCAGCTTGAACCAATTTTAATAATCCTGGTAGCCAACTCACAGGTGTTCCTGTTAAAGCAAGAGCAGCAGTTAACCATTCGCTTACGTTCCCGCTCATAGCTCCGCTAGAAAATAATCCTTCTAAGCTTCCACCCGTTCCTCCATGTATCATGGCGTAAACCATGCTTATAATGTCTTTATTGTCACCTTTAGCAAACATAGGCTGTAATATTTGCCCCATCACATCACCCATACCGTTTTGAGTTAATGTACTTGTATCTCCTATCCATTTAGTTATAAATGAATTTATATCGTTGGATTGTAGTCCATTTATAAGTCCTT